TACACGATGTTCTTCACCATTATGGTCAACCCAACGTTGCAACATTAGGTTGTTCCAATTATATCCGCGAGTCTTACGATCGGCAAATGCCTCTTGGAGACCAACTTTATTCTTTGACCCTTTCGTGCGTACACCCGGATAAGCTGAAAAGACATTGTCACTTGTGTCACCCCGCATGCATTTCTCGAACAGCATCCATTCTGGATCTTGTGCAGGCTTAGGCTCGCCTGTCTTTTTGTCTTTAACAGGTTTACCTTTAGCATCAAAGATTCCTTCATGTGTAATATGTAAATCGCCTACACCGTTATATTGACTAACTGTTGGACTTACTAGTTGTGCAAAGTCTCCGTCTGTGCTAATAATAACGTGCTTTGCTTCTGGATGTGCTTGTACCCAGCCCGCAATCAAATCATCTGCTTCTAATTGTTTATGTTGCAGTACAGTGCAATTAGTCTTTTCTGTAATAAAATCTTTAAACTGATCAAATGCTTCCCAGAACAGTTTATCTTCTTCTTGCTGTTTCTCGGTCATAGCCGCACGAGTTTCTTGCCTATTAGCTTTGTAAGGCTTATAGAAGTCCTTACGCCAGCTACGACCTTCGAGACAGAATACTACATGGCTACCACCAAAGTCTTGCCATGCTTTCTTGATACTGTTAAAAGTAATATGAAAGGCCATGCCTAACTTAATGTCAGCAGAGCCTTGAACAACGTGCCTAGCACGGAAAAATGTATTTGCAGTATCAACAATAATATATGTCATTCAACTTCGGCTCGGCCGTTTCCTAATCTGTTTACGTTAATATAACCACCAATTGTCTTTTGCGGATCTTGACCTGCTTCGGCTAGCATATTGCCTGCAAGATCTCTGAACCAACGATCGACAATCTCTTCGTCTGGATCACCATCAAATCCGTATCCAGCTTGTTTTAATTGTACTATAAACAGGTCGTTCCAGTCAAGCTCAAAAAACCCGTTTCTAACATTATCTGGATTAACTTTAGTTTCCAAAACAGTTACATATGGCTCACCGCGAGCAGTAGCACGTTCTTTTGGCGAAGCCTTGGCTCGTTCTTCAGCTAATTGAGCTTCGGCAGTACTTGCAACGGCTTTTGCTTCCATAGCTTTGAGAATTTCTAAGTTCTCTTCTATTTTATCAATACCAAATAATTTTTTAATAAACTTTTTCATTGTATTTTTCCTGTACAGTTACAATCTCTACCTTGCCTGCAATTACCGGTACATGCCGAATTGTTAGTAGTCAATAACATTATTGCTACAACTAGTACAGCTACCAAAAATAATGCTACAATCATCTCTAACATGTTAGGTGCCCCATTCATTTTTAAATAATGGTACTTGCAGTCTATCGCTGTATCTAAACCCGGCTTTCATAGCTAGTTCTGCAACTCGACGATTATTTAAATTATAAACACTTTCTACACCGCCTACAGGCATTAAGTATATAGGACCAGTGAATCCAGATAGTCTGTATATATCTGATACTTCAATAGCTTCATATGCATCATCTTCTGTAGCTACTACAAATTTTAAATATGTAAAACCAACTTCTTGATATTCACAAACAACATCTGGACGAATAGCTTCTTCACGTTTCTCGCCACTGCAACTTAGTTTAGCACTGACACTGAATGTAACGTCACGAGCTACCGGCGCATTGGCATCGGTTTGCCACTGCATCAAATAGCGTTTACAATCTTCTGTTAATTTTTGAGTGCCATTTGTTTCAAAAGTAATCTCTTTTAGGTTAGTCATTTTTTCGTGATCTAACAAATCTGGATAAGCACGTTGCCAACCCAGTAAAGGTTCGCCGCCTGTAATAACAAGATGAGCATCACCCCATTGATTATAAGGAAGAATTTCAATAATACGATCTGCAATAGCATCACTAGTAAGCATTGGACTCAAGTCTTTAAACCTAGGATCCCAACTGGCATAGCTATCACACCCTGTAGATACTAATGGTAAGTCTTCATATTTGTTAAACATATGAACAACTTCGGCAATATCTTCAACTTCCTTGCTTAGTTCGCCACGTGGCATACCAAACCCTGCACATTTAAAGTTGCAACCAAAGGTGCGTAAAAACACAGACGGGACGCCCATAAAGCGTCCTTCACCTTGTATACTATAAAATAATTCTGCTATTTTGATCTTACTCATTGTCATCCTGTTCTAAAAACTTACTTACTTGATCTTCTGCATCTTGATACAGTTCTGCCCATACTGTAAATGTAGCAATACCATTACTAGCATGGATGTCAAACGGAACAGTACCTTTCGGCAACCAGTTAGGTCCAACTTCTCGTTTAATTTCAAACTTATTTAGGTCGGTAGTTTTCATACGGAAAATTAATTCGTCAGTTAATTGTTTTGCTGTGTCCATTTTCTTTCCTAAATTGTTCTACATCGTCGATAGCACTCAACAATGTATGTGCATAGTTAAATGCTTGTTGTCGACGCATGATTACTGTAGATTCTGTGTCAATATAGCCTTTAGTCAACAATGTCCAAATAGCATGCCAGCGAGTTTTGCTCCACCAATTGCTTCGTACAGTTGTATAGATAGTAACACTAACTTCGTGATCGTCGGCTTCTACCCACATATGGTGATCATGATCTGATGCACCACACTCACAAGTGACACGATAGACTTTGCTATTGCCCCAGTCGTTTGTTTGCATAATGCCCTCGGCCGGTAATTGATAATTCATCGCAGTACCTCTAGTGTTGAGATTTTAGCAATCTTCTCACCGAAGTCTTCGTCCTTGCCAATAATATAAATTTGATGATCGCTACGATCTGTCTTACGATCATAACGACTAAACTCTACGACCTTGCCACCGACTGCACTATAGACTTTAAAATTTAGTGTAGGCTCGCTATGAACATCACGGCCACTGATCATGTTCTTTGGTGAGACAGTGGCATATCGATCTTCTGCAACACAGATATCTTGCTCACTGTCTAACCAGCGACGAATTTTACGTTTTAACCAATTCATATACTTCCTTAGCGTGGTGCAAACTCTTGTTGCATTTTAATGTTGTCAAAGAATTCTTTCTTCGTACCTGCGTCGTTAGTAAATGCACCTTTAAGTACTGTAGTCTGTGTAAGACTAGAGTGTGCCATAATACCACGATTTTCACAGCAACCATGTGTTGCTTGAATATAAACACCTAAGTCTGTTGCTCCTGTTGCTTTTTGAATTTCCCTAGCAATGTCATTGCAAAGTTCCTCCTGGAGAGTACCTCGCTTGGCGCACCATTGTGCAATGCGGGTGTACTTAGATAAGCCAATAAGTTTTTGTGCCGCAATAATACCAATATAAGCAACACCGGTAACAGGCTGGTGATGATGACTGCACATAGAGCGCAACTCACTACGAACAACGAGCATGCCTTCATAACGGTCCGCAGAATCGTTTGGAAATGCTGTTGCGTCTGGTGCTGGTTCATATCTGCCACTCATTATTTCATTAAAGTACATTTTAGCAAGACGCTTCGCAGTACCGTGCGAGTTTGGATCATTTTCACGATCAATAAGTAATGTGTCTAATACTTTTTCAAAGGCTTCTGTTGCTTCTTTGATTAGAATTTCTTTATCTTGTTCGCTGACATAATCACTGATATTATCTCCAGCCCAGAAGCGTTTGTTATCACGCTTCATCTTAAAGCGGATAACATCTGCGAGATTGCATTCTTGGTAGCCTTTATCGCTCATATTATCTGCGCCTTTAAGTACACTCTGTAAGTCTTCTGTTGTAAATGTAGTCAATTGATTCTCCTATGCATATATTATATAGGTTTATTTAGGTTTATTCAAGATATTTTCTGCTCGAAGTTTACGACAACCTTCTTTAACAGCAATGGGATAATCTGGACTTATTTCGGCAATTGAACAATCGTATCTTACAGTCATATGAGGATGCTCATACACATACCATGCTGTATACGCACAAGCCAATAATCCACATGCTAGTGCTAGGATCACATCATAATTTTGTCTGATAAAAGAATTCTGCATAACTCTGCGTCCTTATTCGATTTAAAATAAAAATCCATTTGATTCATTTGCGGATGACTAACAAAACGATCACCCGGCAATCCAAATACTTCTACAACATCTGCACAAGTTTCGTTCCACCAGTATTCTTTTTGATTTTGCCACGGAATACTTACTTTATGAACAAATCCGTCTTTCAATATATCAATCCTTTTGTTCCAGTTGCGATGTTTTTTCATTTTCTTCTGCAATCTTTAATTCATCTTTAAGATAATCTAAATAAGTGCCAAGTGCAACTAGACCAGCTTCGCTAGACATATGAGCTAAATCTGATTCAACCATACGGATTTTATCTTCGAGTTCTTTAGCAGTTAAGGTCATTTTTTACGTGATCCAAAACTAAGACCAGTAGCACTACCAAATAGCACAGCAAATGCTAACCAAGTTTCCCAAGTATACGGAATACTTAAAACTGGGAAAAGAGTATTTAAACTCCAAATACCGGCAAGCGGTCCTAGTGTAACTGCAATTACAATTAGTGTAATACCTAAAACAAGTTTAAGCACTGATGTTGTTAATGTTGACATAACCAATAATCCTCCCATGGATAAACAATCCAACAATCGTTTGTTGCCTTGTCTACTTCGTAAACAAGATAATCAACGGTTTCATTACTAGACATATTGTCTGTAATTACTGCAAATCTTACATTCCCGCCCCAGATGTTTTTCCAGTTAGGATGTCCGGGTAATGCACTTGATTCCCAATCTTTTTTAATCCAAGCAATAGTAGAGCCTTGATCATTAATGTCGTCGACGATGAGAATTTTCTTACCTTCAAACGCATCCTCGGCCATGCTACAATCACTAACAGTATCTACATTATCTCGCAGACTAACATGTAGTGGTTTCATAGGAATATCCATATACTGACTTAACAGTACAGCCGGAATTGCACCCCCTCTAGTAATTCCTACAATGTAGTCTGGCTTCCAGTTATCTAATGACATCTGTCTAGCCAAATGCAAGCAGGCGCCTTCTATTTGTTCCCAACTGTGATGTATTTTATTGATCATTGTAGTATTGACGGAGTGAATTTTTTAACTTGTGTTCTACTAGCAGAAATGTTATCAACCATTGCGTTATAGTCAATTTCATCTAGACCTGATTTGTAAATACTCAATGAAATAGCCATCATAACAGCGGCTACTTCCATAGCGCCGTATTGTTCAACCATGCCATCTGTAATACCTAGATACAAATCGTACAACTCTTGCAAGTTAGTATCACTCATGCTGTTAACGCCTGTGCTAGTGTTGCTAATTCTTCTTTAGTCATAAAGTAATTATAGGTAGCAACATCAACTACTTCACCGTCTTTTAGACTTTGTTGTTCAAAATCAATACTAAACAATCCTTTAGGACTCAGTACTTCGTGCTTCTTTAGAACAAGACGAAACCCTTCGTGTTCCTTAACTATCATTTCTTTATAAGTATCTCTAACTGATTCATGCAACATCATCGTCTCCTTTAATTGCTTCAAATGTTCTGTATTTGCCCAATGCATTGATATAGTCGTCATACAACTTCTTTAGCTTTGGATGCTTCTTTTCAAGTTTAACATCTCTTTCTGGAATTTGCAAGACCTTTTCGATTGTGTTTAACCGTTCTTCTAAGTCTCTGCCGTTGATAACCATGTTGCCTTTGACTTCTATAGTAGGAGGGTTAGTTTGATTAACCTTCATTATAGAGTCATATGGATTAGAAGGAGTAACCCAATTAGCTGTACCAGTTCCTGTAGTTGTAAAAATTTGTCCTGCAGGAAAACTGGTAGAAGATGTATTACTCAAAGTAATTGTACTAGCACCGGCACCGCCAATTGTATATCCGCCGGCACCGCTTACGGCTCCTGGATTTCCAATACTAATAGTGGCACCGTTAGTTACGGTATTGCTTCCGGTCGTGTAAGTATAAGTCATTATGCACCCATTTGTTGTTTACGAGAAATCCCCATTCTCGTTTGTGAGGGCCTGGCATAAACAATGTCCAAGCAGTCACACCCTCTTTAAGTTCTACTCTGTGATAACTCTCGGGGCTACAGATACGAAAATGCCCTGGGCCTCTCCAGACTCGATATTCATTGATCTTCTCACCAAGTGTATTGATCACAGGAATCCATTCATAGTAACCGCCGGCTAAGATAAATGTGGCATAAGGCCATGGATGATCATGAACATCGTCCGGATCACCTTTTAAAAACTTATGTAAGTAAACATTAAAGCCTTTATGTTGTCTAGTATTAAACAAAACATAGTATCTTTCTAGATACGGTTCATCATCGATGCGATCCATAATAATACGTTTACGACCATGACGGTCTAGCCAGTTAAGAAATTGATCTCTAATTTTTAGAAATGTCATACGCTATCTTTCATTTAATATTGTTAATTAAATTAGTTGCACTAAAAAAATTATCGTGTAAGTCTTTTGTTTGTTTACGGATCTGTGGAATTCTAGTAGAATAATAATCCATATGCTCTATGATCTTGCGACATAGGTCTGGACGATATACGGTATATGTATCATAATCGTTAGTCCATACACTAGGATACTTGAATGTATCGTAATACATTTCAGTATAACTTAACCGATCCGGAACCATGGGAATAGCATCAACTACCGCACCTTCGTAGCAACTAATGCCTAGTGTTTCTTGTAAGTTAGCACTAAACACCATCTTCGCTTCGCCTAACAAGTTATGATATTCATTTTTTGTTAGCTGTTGATCCTGACACACTACAAATTCATACTGCGGTAAGTGTGTAGCCAAGTCTCGAAAAATCTCAACTTGCTTCTCGGGTGCGATGCGATGCGGAAAAAGAATAAGGTCACGCTTGGGCATATTTTTATAAGGCAATAATAAATCGCCAAAATACTCCATAGGCCATCCTGTACGCACATATTTGCCATCTTCAAGCATGTCTGCTTTGTCTTCTTCTTCCCAGGGATTCTCAACCATGCCATCATTTAATAAATTATGATGGAACATATCGATATGGAATTGAGTAGCAAAGTAGTTATGATCAAATGCCGCAAAGAATGACTTTTCTGCATGTCTGACCCATGGTTTATTACCAACTAATCGGCCTAAGAAATCTTGC